GGGCTACCCTTGGCGCTTGTCGTGACGTCGATGGAGGACGCGCGCGAAGCCGTCGTGTCTGCCGACGCCAGCAAGACAGCACTGGTGTAGAGAGGCGGCGACTGGTCGTTGTCCTCCGGCGCGGTGATGAACATCCGCAGCGATGCGCTGATGACGTTCGATTGGCACGCGGCGGCGATTGCGCTCCCAGCCGGGATGCGTAGCGGAATGAACACGCGCCCGAAGCCAGCGTTACCGGCTGGGATCAACGGCAGGTTCGGCAGGATGGTGACGCCATCCACCTTGATGTCGACCAAGAAGGACGCCGAAGACGTACTGGCCGAGCCATACCATAGCCAGAAGCCCGCATACTCTCCGGCCGTGGAAGCGATGAGTGTGACGTCCGAGCCCTTGACATTCGCCGTGGTGAACGAGGCCACAACCGTCCCGCTGCCGTCTGAGCCCTCCCCAGCGACATGATAGGTGTTGTTCAGGTTTTGGTTAGCGCCGCCACCGCCACCGACCACATCGGGGAAAAACCCACTCATGCGGCTAGACCTTTTTCTGGAGCTCAACGATGCCCGTGATCTGGACAGCGTTAGTGCTCGACAAAGTGAAGGCGGTGTTGATCCCGCCCTTGTTCCACCCGTTTTCGTTGGGGTCTAGGATCAGGTCCCCCGCCACGGCCACCGGCTTAACGTAGTCCACGCCACCGCTAGCGAAGGTTAGGGTAGTGGCGCCCGAGATGTACAAAGCGCAGGCGGACATCTGCCAAGCCTCGTCGGTATCGGCTGCAACGATAGTGTCGGCCCCGGTGTCGGCCTTGTTGACCGCGTAGTGCGTGACCGGACCATTCGCGCCACCGGTCGTGCGGGGCGGAAGCTCAGTGACCGTCGTCGTCAGGTTGGTGTTGATTGTGTCGAGTTTGGTCAGCGCCGCCGTCGAGTTGGTCGCGGTCGTCTCAACCGCTGTCTTCACTAGAAGCTGAGTAGCTTCCGTAGTGTCGCTTGTTCCTGCGCCGCCGCCAGCCGAAGCGGGCTCGCCAGTGGCGCGGTCAACGATGATGACGGCCTGCGCTCGGCGGGCGGAGTCGGTTGAGCCGATAGGGATCGTGGACATCGAAACCTCATGATGTCTGGGGCCAAGCGGCCGGATGTGGGGGTGTGCGAAGTCGCGGATTCCCGTTCGACGGGTTCCGTGCGATAGTGGTCAGATGGAAAGACGAGACGTGGTTGACGCCGAGTTCCAGGTCGTTGAGGGACCGGGTCGGATCAGGTGGGGCTCAGTGCTGTGGCACTCAGGAATTACGATGTTCGCGGCTTGCATCCCGTTCCTGGCTCCGCTTGAGCCAGTTGGAGTCGGGCTGCTGATCATCGCCGTGGCGCTTCAGTGGCCGATGGCGAAGATGTTCAGTTTTCTTTCTGCGCCGCTGCTGTCGTCACAGTCGGTAGAGCCGCTCGCTGAGCGACTGAAACGCGGTACGCGGACGACGCTCTAGCGGCCTGAAGCAGGTTCAGAAGCGCCGTTAGCTGGTCAGGGTCGGCCATCGCCTTGCCCAGCATTTCGTTCATCTTGGGGTCGGCGAGGATGCTAGGCGCTTTGCGCTTCAACCCCGCCTTCAGGGCGCGCTTGCCGAGGCTTTTTGCGTCCAGGGTTGCGACGTCTACCGCGAGATCAGCAACGTCACCGCCGTCTGACTCTAGGTCCGCCCTGGCGGCGAGGCGGGAGTCAGTCGGAGAGCCGCCAAACACCTGGTTGTTGCGGTCCTGCTGGGCGACCCGCTTAGCCGCACTTTCCATGAAGCCGGCAAACGAGGCGTCATCGGGGAACGCTAGGGCGACACGATCTCCAAACTCTTCGTTCTTCATGAGCCCGCGCAACTCGGCGACGTCGCCCTTCTGGCGCACTCGGTCGAGTAGAGCTTCGCCCACGCCCTTGCGAAACAGGTCCTTTTCCGCATCGCTGGCGTCTTTCAACTGCTTGCGGATGGCGGCGGCGCTGTTCTCTTTCTTGAAGACGTTGACGCCGAGGTCGAGGGCCTCCTCGTTGGAGGTGTCGTCGCCGTACTTCTTCAGCCACGCGTCGTATTCATCAAGGCCTCCGAGGTCTTTCTGACGAGCGTTCTGGCGGATCGACTTGCCAAGATCGGCTAGAGCGGTCCCGTCTCGACCCTGGCGGAACTCTGCAGTCGCCGACTGTTGAAGCGCCCGTGAAATGTCCTGCGCGTCTTTCACGGTGATGGCTGGAGCTTCGGGGCCGGCGAGCATCTCCTCGAAATTCTTCAGACGGTCGGCGCTGGCGCGAACATCGGCGTCGGGACTGGCGGCAGCATTTCGAACGCGGTCCTTGATAGCAGTGCGCGCAAGGTCCGAACGCAGGGCCGCCACGCTGTCAGCCGTCAGCTTTACCGGGGCCTTTTCGATGGCCTTCATCCCCGTGCGAGCGTCCGTCTTGCGCGTGGCGATCAGGGTGTCGAGCGTTTCGAGATAGTCACCCTTTCCGCCCAGCGATTTGCCGATGTCCGCCTTGGTCCGCGTAGGGGCTGTCGCCGAGTAGTCGCGAGCCGCCTGGCGCAGGATGGCGCGAGCTGGGCCGGGGGACTGCGCCGCGGTCTCTGCGACCTTGGTAAGGTTTTCGCCGCCGGCATGGAAGGAGGGAACACCCTTCTCGGTGTTGGCGATCACATCCACGGGCGTCATGCCGTCGCGGGTGATGGCTTTTTCGAGAGCTGCCCCGACCTTCTTCTCGGCGGGAGTAGCTCTGACGCGAGGCGGCGCAGGCTTGGGCGGGCCAACCCGAAGCGGCGAGACGCTGCGGACCCCCATTAGAGCGGTGTTCAAAACGTCCTCGAAGGCGAGGTCTCGTGCTTCACCCTCCAGCCGCTTGACGGGCTTACCGAAACCCTCCTCCCAGGGCGCGGGCGGCGCTTCATAGACCGGCAATGCACTTCGACCAGCGCTGCGCGATGCTGGGCCAGTGACTTGGTTAGTGACGGCCTGAAGCAGCGCCAGGGGAGCGGACAATAGCGGATTGTCCAGCGCGTCCACTGGCTTGCCCTGGCGCAGGTTATCAATGCCAGCCTTGCCTCGATCCAGCACCGGCCGAATAGCGCGCATGGCGTCCTCGCCCGGGTTGAAAACCGGGCCGGACGGCTTGGGCTTCTCAGGCTTCCAGGCGTTCGCTTCCGACAAGGCCGTAGCCTCGTCGGGCGCCTGGATGCGCAGCTTATGGCCGTCAACCTGGATGGTGAAGATGGGCATCTAGTCCGGCTCCACCGAGAGGATCTTGGCGCGCGAGGCGGCCGGCGCGGCAGGCTTCTTGGCTCCGGCCTTGCGGACGGCAGCTAGGGCGCGATCCTGCGCCGATATGTTGTTCGCGACAGGATCGCCGCTCTCGCGCTTAAGCCAGAACTGATTGAACGCCTTGTCGGCGCCCAGCAGCGTGCCGTTGCGAGAATACCATGTGTCCTGGAACGCCGCGTAAGCGTTGTCCCGGTCGGACTGCTTCTGCAGGCGCTTGGCGTTCATTGCGTTGGCCGGGCCGGGGGTATCGATGTTCGGCAGAGCTTCTTTGAACATCTTGACGTCCATGTCGGAGGACGCGCCGGAGCCGGGCACACGCTGCGCAGGCGCAAGCTGGCTGTTGATCGACTTCATTTGCGACCAATCAGGATTGCCGGTCAGGCTTGCCGCCAGATCGCCCCAGAGCGGAGCTCCAGGGATGGCTTTGGTCAAAGGAACGACCGGCCGGGATGGCAGGCCTCCAGTGCCCGTGCGGCTGTTCAGTTGCATGAACTGCTCGGCCATGCGCGCAGTTTCGAGCGACTTGCGGGCCTTGCCGCGAGCCGTCTCTAACGCCTCCTGATCGGTCTTGGTGTCGGCCATGACCGGGCCGCCGGGGGCATTTCGGCCAGTGTCAGCCGCCCTGCCCTGCTTGGCGACCTCTTGCTGGTAAAGCTCCAGCAGTTGGTCGTCGGTCATCTGCGAAAGGTCGGCCATTAGAGCTTGCCCCTGCGACGAAGTTCCGCCGCGATGGCGTCAAGAGCGCCAGACGACCCGCCACCCCCCGCTGCAGGCTTGCCTGCCGCCTTCTTCGCCGCGATACCGACGCGAGCTGAGTCATTGGCGTTTTGAACAGACATGCGCCCCGCCTTCGCGCCGCCGAGCATTTCCTGAATGTCGGCAAGCCGCTGCTTGATATCGACCTCGTTCTTTTCCTTGAACGACGGCTCGCGCACGCCCAGCACATCCATTCCCCCGCCTGGGGTCGCGGAGATGATGCTGTCGCCGCTCTCAATGACTTCAGGCGCGGAGAATTTGCCAAAGCCCGGCATGACGCGGGTGTCGCCGCCGCCGACGTTTGCAGCGCCGACGTTAGTGGAGACTGCCTTCGCCCACTCTGGCTTGTTGGCGAGGAAGGCCAGCTGCTCACGCGGGTTCGTCAGCACGCTTTCCATCAACTTCTGGATCTGGGCGCGGGATATCGCCGCGTCTTGGGTGGCTTGATCCTCCGCGATCAGTCGCTTCCGGGCGTCGGTGATCGTATCGCCGCCAGCTACGGCGTCGAACATCTCCATGAAGCTAGGCTTGTAGGCCTGGGGAGCCGCGGCGGCGCGCTCGCCAAGTCGCGGCAGGAAATCCACCATACTGGGGCCGGCGGCCATCGTGGTCTCGCCGGTTAGATCCACCATACGGTTCATGTCCGCTTCAAGCGGGTCAACGGCGGTGAGTGGGCCGAAGCCGAAGCGAGGACGCTTAGTAGCCATTATTTGCCGCCCCCATATTTAAAGCCAGCCTCGGCGCTAAGGCTTGTGCCCTTGCTCTTGCCGGTCGTCTTGGACGATCCGGTCTCGCTCTGGCCAGTGAACAGCGCCGGGTTGAGGCCTGCGAGGTTCTGAGTGAGCCAGTCCTGCAGGTTAAACGGAGCCTGCTTGGCTTCGGTGTCGATGCCGCGCAGCATTTCGCCGATCCCGGCTTGAGTGGCGATGTTGGCGCGCTCGCTGTCGTCGCGGCCGAAGCCCAGCGCGGCCTTCTGGGCGCGCGTCTGCATGTCGAGGTTGGCGTTGGCTTCGCTGGCGGCCTGACGGCGGCCGGCGTCGCTGTTGGATAGTCCGGTCGAGGTGTTGAACATCTCGGCAAGCATCCCCGAAAGCTCTGAGCTACGCGCACGAGCCAATTCGCCCTCGGTCAGCGACTTGGTGATCGCTGCGCCAGAGCCGCCGAACGCGCCCGAGCCAGCTAGATCCAAATCTTGCATTGCACGCGTGCGGCCAGCGTTGGCATCGAAATCGGCCATCGCTGTATCGGTGACGTTTTCGCGGAACGGGTTGTAGTAGCTCTCCAGGTTCGTCAGCAGGCTTTCGGCGTTTACGGTAGGCGCGGCCTTGTTCATCAAGGCCGGAATCCAAGACGTGGCGTCAGACCCGAGTTGCGATGCGCCCGCCGCAGCTTGGGCCTGCAGGGGGTCCACGCCAGAGACGAGGCTGGCCGGATCGGTTGCGCCAAGCGCGTCCAAATTCCCCACCAGTTTTTGCGTCGGCTGGGCAAACCAATCCGGCACGTTAGGCGTCGAGGTTTTGGAGTAATCCTCTGTTCCCGACGACGAGGCCTTGGTCTTGCTGCCTCCGATTTTGAAGCTCATGCGGTTAGATCCTTCATCACCAGACGCGCGGCGGGTTCGTATCCAGCCCCGCGCAGGGCTCTCATCCATCCGTCACGGCCTACGATGGCCGCTCGGGTGCATCCTTGCGCCTCGCCCCAGGCCTCAGCCTCGGGACGCAGGAAGTTCACCAACTCGTCCAACTCGCCTCCCGCCAACCAGAGTGTCAGAACCTTGGCCTTGGGGTGCTCATCGACCGTCGTCACCAGGATCGAGGAAATCCCGACCCAAAGCTGCGCGTCTCCCGCCTTGATCATGTCGGCGACGTCGCAAAGGTCGTGGGTATCGCCGGAATGGGCCAGGGCGGGCCTCAGGAGGCCGCACAGGCGGTTCCAGTGGCTCAACGGGCGCTTGTCGGGGTCACGTCGAAAGCCAGCCTACCGAGGCGCGCGTAGGTCGGAGCGCTTTCCCCGGCGAACTTGACCCTGAACAGCCGGCCGTTGGCCCGCATGTCGGTTTTCGCGTCGCCAACCCCCATCGCGTAGGGGCCTTTGACGACCTCCTTGCCCTGGGGCTTGAACCGGCTCGTCAGGGTCACCCAAACCGGGCCGATCTGATTGGCGATGTCGGGCCAGACGCCGCGGACCATCATAGCGCGGTCCTCGCTCAGGTATTGGTCGGCGGTCTCGATGTGCCAGGCGAAGGACTGACCGTCAGCCGATTGGCCGCGTTCGTGCCAATAGATGTTGCCCGCAGCAGTCGTTCCGATGGGATCGATCGATGGGCCTGCATCCACCATTGCGGTGCGGCTCATGCGGCCACGATACCACGCCTTGTCGGGCGATATGCCCAGCAGGGGGACGTTGGCGGCGAGGTAGCGGCTGTTTTCCACCCCATCGCGGTTGTCGGGGTAGTCGAAGCGGATCTCGGAGAAGGCGGCGATGGAACTCGCCACGATCTTGTCGCCTTGGGCCGGCGTCAGGTTGTCGGCGAAGTCCTTCAGGATCGGGCAAATTTGCGGTTGGACGGCGCCACCGAGCGTGTAGCGATAGAACTGCAGATCGGGGCCAATCCAGAAGGCCGTCTGACCCACGACAACTGCAGCATTGGGGCCGATCAGCCCGCACTTTTCGCCGACGCGATCAAAGCGCCACGGGGCATTGAGCGCGCCTTGGAAGGAGCCAAGAAACAGACTGTGGTCGGTCCAAACGAGAATGTTCGAACCCATGACCCGGCCGGCGACGATACGGCCACCGCCAGGCAGGGTGTATTCGCGGGCCGTCGTGGTCGGGCTGGTGTTCCAAACGGTGTTGTTGCGCACGCTGGAGTGGCGGATGCAGGTCGGATTGAACTTGCCGGAAGCTTCCTCGTTGCACCCCAGGGCAAAGCACCAATAAGCGTTGTTCGCCGAGGCCACGACCATGTGACTGACTTGGCGTGGGCTGTTGGCGACCGGAGCGGCCGGCGTCGCGGTGACGTTTGACCACTCGTAGATCGCACCGCCGCGGACATTGGCGAGCAGCTTCTGCCCCCAAGGGCCAAGCGCCCAGGTGCGGGGGAAATAGTCCGCTGTGGAGGGTTCGGAGTAGTTGCCGACGCCATACGCGCCCGTCCCATAGCCCGCGCCGCCCGTTCCATCGACGGAGCCGATGCCCAGGACGTTTTGGGGTGCGACACTGACCGTAGAGCCGCCACCGACCGGGGGAACGGCCACCGCAACTGCAGCGCCGCCGCCCGTTGCGGCCGAGGACGCCCCGCTCGTGAAAGTGAACTTGTAGCTGTTGGCGTCGATGACCGTGGCGACAAAGGTCCCGTTTGGCGTGATGCCGCCGACCGCAGCCGCACCGGACACGGTAATCGTGGTCCCGTCGGCGATCTTGTGACCCGGTTCAGACACCACCACGACCGCGGAGGCATTGGTCGTGGTGAGCGGGTTGTTCGCCAGCGTTTTCGACAGATCGGCATTAGCCGAATAGGTGAAGGTGTAGCTGTCGGCGTTCAGAACCGTAATGGCGAAGGTGCCGTTGGGTTCGATGCGGCCGGCGCCATGCGCTCCGGTCACAACGATGCTGTCCGCCGTCGCTAGGCCGTGGCCGGGATGCGAGACCGCGACGAGGGCTGAGCCATCAGCGACGGTGAGCGGGTTGTTTGCCAAGGTCGCCGAGGGGAACGCCAGCGTCGGCGTGACGTCGTAGAGACCGCCCCCGACCCATACTTCAAGCGTCGCGTGGGTTCCGAAGGCGGCGTTGAGCGAGCCGATGTTGTCGGTCCAGTTGAACGCGGAACGGCAAACCCCGCCGAGAAGCGACGTCGTCAGGCTCTCCCAGCCGCCAATGGTCTGCGGGCGGCCGAGATAGAAACGGACGTTTGACCCGTCGCTCCAGCGGCCAGCGGCCGCAAAGTTGGTGTCGTCGGTGAAAATGCCGGGCGGAAGTTCGAGCGGGATCTTCATAGCGCGAAGGTCCCTCCCGACGTGAAGGTGTGAATTGTGTAGCCGCCCGATGACGTGACCGTGCCGCCCGTCGCGCGCTGCGGCCCGAAATAGCGGACGATGACAATGCCGTTCGCGCCATCGCTACCCAAGACGCCAGGCCCGGAACCGCCGTTGGTCCCGCCGCCGCCGGAGCCTGGGGTCGTTGCGGCGCCGCCGCCTGAGCCATTGCCGCCTTTGCCGTACTCAACGCTAGTGCCGCTGATAGTGCTGACGAGACCCGGGCCGCCGAGGTTCAGAACGCCCGGGCCGGTCGCGCCGCCGCCGCCGCCAGCGAGGGTCGAATCTCCGCCAGCGCCGTCATGGCCCTCGCCAGGAACGCCCGTTCCGCCCAGTGTGGTTTTGGGAGAGTCTTCGTTGCTTCCGCCGCCGCCGCTACCGCCAGGCTGACCGTTGCCGGGTGGGTTTCCACCCCGACCGCCTGCAGTCGTGGACGAAATCGAACCGAAGGCGCTTCCGGTGGCGGTTTGGCTCGGCGAGAGCGAGCCTTTGACCCCCACGGAAACGGAGTGGGACGTTCCGCGGGACAGGAACGCAGCGCCGGATCGCACGCCCCCTGCGCCGCCGCCGCCGCCGCGTTGAGGCGAAGCAAACACTGCGGTCGCGCCGTGACTCCCGCCCGCAACGACCAGATACTCAACGCGCACAGTTCCTTGGAACAGCGCGATCATGCGGGCCGCAAGGCTCACGCGAAAGCGGTCCCGCCGATGTGCCCCATCCAGGTCGTGCCACCATCTTTCGAGGTGAAGCCAAGTTCATGCAGGCCGTTTGGCAAGGTTGGGATCACGCCGCCGGGCCACTTCACGGAGGCCGGCCACGTCGGAACCGCGGCGCTCGAAATCGTCAGGTAGACGATAAAACCCAAGCCCTTCGAAGCGGTGGCGTTTGAGAACGTGAAAGTGGTGTTTGAGCTGATTGATTTCGTGAAGAAGTCGGCAGCGGCGAGGTCGAAGTCATTCGCAGGCAGCGCGACTACATTCGACTTCGTGGAGCCATCCAGCGAAAAGCCGCCCGAAACGGTAACGCCGCCTGTAAAGCTGGGCGCGGCCAGCGGCGCGGCCCCAACGATGTCTGCGACGACGATTTGTCGCCAGGCCGCCACAACACCGTCCGAATAGACGTACTTTCCAGCATTCCCAGCAACGGCCGGCAGGTCGCCGACGCTATCGAAGGCGATACCCTCCACATAGGCGCGGGTCGCCATCTCACTGTCGCGCACCAAGCGGACGTTCGAGGCGTCGCTAACCACGGTCACAATGGAGCCAGCGGCGATTACCGCAGTCGTTCCAGCCCCGGTCGTGACCGTAACGGCTCCAGAGCTGGAGTTGCGGACAAGGTAGATCTTCTCGACCGGGGGGATGGTGATTGTGCCACCCGTGCCGCTCGTCACATCGAGGAAGGCGCACCGGGCCTCGTCGTCGGCCCCGTTGGCGGTCGAAAGCGTCTTAGAACCGGACAGCGAGAACGCGACACGTTTCGCGACAGCATCTTCCAGCAACTGGAAGACCTGCGTGTTCAGGATCGTGCCCCAAACGTTGAGATTCTCGCCGGGGGCCTGGTAGTTCAGGCGAAACCGCATCGACCAAGTGCTGGGCATTAGATGGCGGCTCCGGTGTCTTGGCGGCGCCAGACCACCCCATCGGACACGACCAAGATGTTCAGGTCGCTCGCGCGCACCACGGCGCTTGGGTAGTCTGCGGCTGGCGGGAGTGAAGTCGAGGCGATGGAGAAGACAGGCTGCGGATAGGTCGGGCTCAGCAGCTCTTGCACTGCGTCCCGAATTTCGGAGAGCAGCGGGGCGAGCGCGCCGGCTTCAGGGCCGACAGGGCGGATGGTCATTGGTCCGTAAAGACGCTGTAGCCAGGGCGCCGGCTGTAGGTCGTCAACACGCCAGGCTCAGTTGACAGGGTGGTGAGCGACTTGGCTCGCGCCTCTTTCGACTTGGCCTCGCTCAGCGCGACCTGGAACCGACCATCGAACATCGCGAAGAGTTCGTTGTCGCGAAGGAAGCCGCCAGCCTCGGTCAGGGCTCCAAACAGATAGAGGTCGGGGTAGTTGGTCAGGACGAGATTGGTCGGGGCGCTCTCAGAGATCGACAGGCCGCCGACCTTGCGGAGCGTGAAGCTGTACGCCTGATCGCACGGGCGCTCGAAGGCGATGCTGGAGCCGTCGATGGCCCACGAGCGCGGCTCACTCGGCGTCTCGTCGGCAAGGGTTAGTTCCGGCATGGTTGAGCGAAGCGCCTCGCGCTCGCCGCCCGCCCGATTGATCCAAAGGTTCTGAGCCTCGCGGAACCCGGCCGGTAGGGTGATGAAGCGCGACCCGATTACGCCCACGAGCGTCGCGTCACTCTCCAACGACCGAATGCCAAGCTCACGGTTGAGACGGCTCTCCGCTAGAGCGATGAAGTCTGGAATGCGGGCTGTCAGGTCCCCACGCTCGAGCCAATCGGCGATAGCGGACGTCAGGTCTGAATAGGTGCTCAGCGCCATGGTTCAGACCTCGTGGGTTAGGCTGCGGCCTGGGCGACGGTTGCCCTACGGTTAGCCTTGGCGACTTGCGCTCGAGCGCGATCGCGTTCGCCGGTCAGCTCAACCGCGACGGCCTCGGCAACTTTCAGATCTCGCTCTAGCTCGGCGAGCTTTCCTTCAGCCAACAGGGCGCGATCCGAGGCGGTGTCAGCCCGCCCCACGGCCTCCGCTAGGCTGGCTTCAGTTGTCGAGAGGCGGCGGGTCAGGGCTTCGTTCTCGGACAGCGCTTCGGTGAGCGCCTTAGCGACGTCCGGATTGACGCCCCTAGGCTTGGTGTCGCCGTTCTCTTCCTCAAACCAAGCCCCGCCAGGATCGGTGGAGCCTTGATCAAAGACCCGCCAACCCTCAATGCGATGCCAGAGGCGAACGGGCGTGTTGAAAACGTAGGGGCGGCTCATGCGGCCTCAGTCTGTTGTGCGTCGCGCGCCGGATCGTTGATCCCGCCTGGCTGGCGCATCAGGAATTGGTGGAAATTGCCCGGATAGGGCTTCTCGCCGTGGTGGGTGAGGTCCAGATCGGGAACGACCCAAAGCCCCTCGCCCATCGCGCGCCATCGCCGGGAGAAGGCGTAGTCTTCGCCCCAATAGATCCCCTCGAAGGCGCCGTGATTGAACAGGTCGATTGAGGGCGCGTAGGCTGGGCCGTATGACAGCTCCGGATGCGCGCGAGCGATGCGGTCCACCGCTTCCTTGGTCACCTTCAGGAAGCCGGCCGGCACGCGTTCGGCGTCGATACAGCCGTCGTCGCGAACAAGCGGCGTTCCGTGCGGTCCGGAGTTGACCGCGCCCATGTACTCTTCCTCATCCGTCTTGAAGCGATAGGTGCCGGCGACAACATCGCCTTGCGTCTGGATCAGCTTCACGAGGTCGGAAGGTTGAAATTCGATATCGTGGTCGATGAACACAACCACATCGACCTTGGCGTCGAGCGCCTTGCGCAGCATCACGGCGCGCGCATTGGAGATGTAGGGGTTGCCGATCTCATAGACGACTTGGTGGCTCATGCCCGCGGCGTCCAGGGCGGGGATCGCACGCTCAACCGAGGCAATGCAAGCTGGGTGCGGCTTCGTCAGGGTGGGCGTAGCAAGGACGACCCGAAGGCCGCCCTCACCGTTAATCACGCCAGAACTCACGCAGAGCCCTTCCAGATGCCGAGGCCGGTCAGCGTGTTCGTGACCTCCAGCATCCAGGACTGCAGGGTTGCACCGACCGTGGCGAGCGCCGAGGTCGAAATCAGGGACGAGGCTTGGATCGCCGCGGCGCGCTGGGTTACGGGGGTGGCGCCATAGAACGCGACCTTTTCGGTAGCGCCAGTGCCGAGGCAGGCCCCATCGGGGCCGTTATCGCCGACATAAAAGACAGCCATCGGGCCATCTCCTTTCAATTCAGATTATGGGGGAGAAGGAGTTGGGGCCGCTCGCGAGGAACGGCCCCAGGGCCTTAGTTGTTGGCGACGCGCGCGGCGAGTTGCGGACGGATCGTCTTGTAGCCGTACATGACGTCGAGGCGGCACGGCATGTTGTCGTTGTTGATGTCGTAGGCGCGCACGATGCGCATCGAGATGCCGTCAAGCACCTCGCGCTTCGCGAAGTCCACGCCGTCCGGCATGATCAGATCGGCGGTAGCGAAAGCGAAGGCGCCCTTTTGGAACGCCAGCGAAATCCCGTGAGCCGTGCCAGCCGTCCCATCGAACACCAGGAGGGCCGAAGCGGTCCCCGAAGGAATGCTGACGTTCTGGCGAGCGCCCGCGGTCACGATAGCCGGGGAGATCTGCATGTCGCCCGCGCCGCCCACATAGTCGGCAGTTAGAACGAACTGTTGCTTGATGCCGGTCGAGACCTTGGTCTCCGGGTGAACGCTGAATACGCCCGCGATGGTGAAGACGTCGCCTTGCTTTCCGGCGCCAGCACCGGCCGCAACAGTGATGGTCGATTTCGCTGTGGCGGAAATCGGGATCGCCGAAGTGCGGGTGTCGGTCGTGTAAGCAGCGTCTTCCGAGCCGCGGGTGTGGCGCGGGATCAGAGTATTCTCGGAGAACTCGAAGCCGGCCGTGCGACCCAGAACGCCGTCTCGGTACTGCTTGGCGATCGACGCAGAATCTTGGAAGAGGCCCTTGAGGGCATCCACCATGTCCACGTTGTCCTGGGTGTTCAGGACCACGGAGCGGTCGTTGAACGGGGTCAGGCTGTCCACCAGCAACTTGCGAGCCTGCAGGAACTTCGCGAAAGTCGCCGCGGCGCCGGCGTTGTTCACTTGCTGATAGACGTCCTTGTACATCGAGAGCGCGTCAGCCTCGATGTTGGCCGCGAGAACCGACATCGCCGGGTCGAGGATGCGTTCAGCGAAGTCGTCCAACGACAAGGTCAGGTCGGACGAGGAGAAGTTGATGTCCACGCCCTTCTGGGTTTGGACCTTCAGATCGACGCTGGTCTCCTGGGTTTCCTGGGCTTCCAGGGTCTTGCCAGTGCGGACCGTATATTGGTTCGGAACACGGATCTTGAGGGTGTCGCCGATCTTGGCGCCCTCTTTGGCGAAGCTGGAGTCGTAGTCGCGCGTAACCGCACCGACGAAGTTCAGCTTTTGGTGGAGGATCACCAGGGCCTTGCGGGTAACCTGGGTCGGCGTGAGGATCGAATTAGCCATGTTGGCGGTGCTTTCTGGCGACTAGCGCCCGATAGGGTTTGGCCGGCGGCTAGCGCCGCGCGGCGGTCCGCTCTCGCTCGCGCTTGGCCCACTCATCGGCGCTCAGACCGTCGCCAGAGGCGTCAGTGGTCTTGCGGGCATGAGGGGTTGCGCTGGCCTTGACCGTGGTCGCGGGCTGAACGCCCTGGGCCGTGACGTGCTGAGAAGCTTTCGAGGTCTGCTTGAGCTGGGTCTCGGCGCGGTGCAGTCGGTCGAGAAGTTTCCAAGTGCGGGCGTCCGCTTGCTTGATCTCGGCGTCTGTCACGCCTTCGGACTTGGCGAGGTCCACGAGAGCTTCGGCTTTCGCCTGCCCCCAGCCTTTGATTCCGGTCTTCGGGTCGGACAGTTGGCGGAACGTTTCCTGCGTCGCGGTGGCGGCTTCGCGCTCGCTCTGCAGACGTCGCTCACTGACTTTGCCGTCTAGGTCTTTCTGGGCGCCATCCCGTTCCGCGACAAGGCGGCGGTACTGGCGTTCCAGCTTGTTGATCTCAGCCTGAGCGGAGATAGGGTCTTCCGAGGCCGCAGCCTCACGGTCCAACTCGTCCCAGTTGATCGCCTCGAAGGCTTTCACTTGGAGATCGAGAGCGTGGACCTTTCCGTAATCCGCCTTCAGCGCCTCGGCTTCTTCGGCTTGCTGGGCGACGGTCTGAGCCTTCGCTTCCAGTGCCTTCCGCTCATCGGCGACGGCTTGCGTTTTGCGGGTGTAGTCGTCTTGCCGCATCAGGCCGGCTTTGAACTCAGCCGGAATGCGCGCCTTCTTTCCCTCCCACTCGAATTCTTCGAGGTCGTCATCCTCGGCGTCGGGTTGGTCGTCGGCCTGTTCGACCTCGACTTCCTCGGCGTCGGCCACTTCCTCGGTTTCCGCGGCGGGTTGGGAAGCTTCAGCCTCCGTTTCGTTCACCCAAGCGTTGGTATCAATCGGCGCTTCGGCTTCGGCGGCTTCGGTAGACATAGGGGCCAATCCTCTCGGGGTTTGCTGGCGATAGGCGCGGCAAAGCGCCGGTTTCCTGACCGGGGCTCAGACGCAAA